TTCAAATGATAATCTTCTGTAAACCAAGCGTTATCATCAATACCAAAGGCATCTTCTGCAAAATTCCACCAAGAACCTTTATACCAAGTTGTATCTAATATCATAGCATCAAATCCATATACAGGATGTTGTCTGTGTTTCACACCAATACTTAAATTTAATTTATCATCTACAATAGGTGGTGTCCATTTAAATCTTAACTCACCTTGACCATATTCAATATCTTCCAATCCTAACTCTGTCCAACCAATTTTAGCCATTAACCAATCACCAGTATATCTTACCCAATATTCTTGATTTAGATATTCGTTACCCCATTGACGACCTTCCGACCATTTAATCAAATACTCCCAACCTTGTACAGGTCCAAATGTAGCACTCTCGTTAGCATTTTGTTCTGAACCATCATACCAAGTTCCACCATTTCCAGCGTTCTTGACACCTCGTTTTGGTTCATAATTGAATCTACCAATTTTTCTCAATCCAAATGATTTTTGAAAATCTGGTTTCAATTCTCTATCAGTTCTACCTACTTCTAATTGTCCTGTACTCAATCCACCTATAATAGCAAATCTATCATCTTGGTGTCTTGGTGCATTTAAACTAAAACTGGCGTATGCTGTAGAATATTTAAAAAAGTTTAATATGAATTCTTGGCCAAACAAAGATGTTGACAAGAGTATCCCAATTAATAATTTTCTCATTTTTATCTCCAGTTAGCGTTGCTCTACAACTATAAATATCTAAATTACCTATTTTCCGTATTTGGATAAATCAAGATTTGCTAATGGTTTTTCGATTTTTAGGTCTTTCAACTTTGAATTTGCTACGACTAGCTTAGAACCACCTACTACCCTACCATCTAATACATGATAAATAAAGAATACGGTTTTCCACATTCCTACTCTTACTATACGACCAGGTGAACCATCAACTTCTACGACATCATCTTCGTTATAGTCATTACCTAAAAAAACCATTAAACCATCTACGGCTTCTCTTATGGTATTTTGAAAGATGAGTGTCACCACTCCCGCTAAAAATAACCAACCATATTGCCCTATCAACCCCTCGATAAGACTTTGTGCTTGGTTGTCCACGAGTTTTCTCCTATTTTATTGTTTCTGTTATCTTATATAAATATTATATATATTCTGATTTAGACATCAAATCTTAAAACAAAAGACATATCCATCTTTGGTTCATTTCTAATTGGACGAGATGTTTTTGCAACTACAAGTAGTTCGTTATCATCATTGTACAATCCTATGGTCGTGACATAAGGTGCCCACTGTGAATGTGTAACATAAGGTTCTATAAATTCTGTAGCTTGATAGCTTGATGAATACGAACCAGAAGAATTTCTACCACCACTTGGATTATCACCTGGTGGAAATAAATAGTGTGGTTTGGCCCCTTCTTTAATTGTAATACTACCGCTTCTCTGATAAGTTGCGCTTAAATTTCTTGACATATTAAATTTATGTGCTGGTGCCACAACCGTATATTCGTGTTGATAAATTGTATGAGTGGATCTATAATCTACTTCAAATCCATTGCTTCCAGTTCCCAAACCAACATTAATATAATGTGAGCCCGTATTGGTCATAACAATAACACCTGTATCATAAAATACATTACCAACAACACTACCCGTAGGTGCTGTTATCACACCATTATCAAAGCTTGATGACTTAAATAACGCATATGATGAACTATATGCATTATCATATAAATTACCATCTCCATCATCAACTATTTCTACGGTTCTTAGAGTATAATCATCAGTAATTTTAACTGATTTTGGTTTTATCCTTTCACCGATAAGTTTTGATGGTACTGAAATAACCGAGCAAGAATCGTGTAACTCACGATGCATTTTACTTCTATTAGATGGACCCCAACTCAGATAAGGTTGTGGTTGAGTAGTAGAATGTGGTAATTTAGGCTTACCACTAAACTTTTCATAATATAAATGATTTATACTATAATACAATGGTAAAGAATAATATGTTCCAAGACTATATGCCTCTCTACCTAAACTTGCAGAAAGTGCATTATAAACACCAAAACTCTGTGAAATTGCCGATCCAGTTTGGAAATTATGATAACTTCCACTAAGTCCTCTTAAACCATATACTCCACTTCCCGTATCGGCAGTACGAAATTGAAATCTTTTATATGTTTTAAAAGGTTCAATGGAAACGTCTTCTGGGTGTACATTTCCTAAGATAGACATATCGTCCGCCCCCTATCAATTAAAAATCAAGTTTGACTTTGATAAGAGCTTCCCTTGAATAAGATTTAAGAACGGGTTTACTTAATTTAGCAACTGCTAATAGTTCATTTGAATCATTGTAAAGACCAACCGTTGTAAGATATGTTTTTGGATCTTTAAAAAATGTAGCATTTGTAAATTCTCCAGTTGAACCCGTGAAAAATGTTGGATTGTTACTGAAATTAAATTCTTTATTCCCAGCTCTACAGAAATAATGAGTAGAAGAAAGTCTCTCTTCTCTACGGGCTTGAAATTTACCTCCACCTATTATTTGATTCACAAGTTTATGAGCGTTATCAGCATTTGTATCTGATGTAGTAACCGTACCCATAGAACCTGATGCGTCTAATAAATCTGCGTTCAATACAATCAGTCCCATATCAGGATAAAATAATCCATATCCACCACCTGGTTGTGAACTTGCTGCTAATTTAGTTGATGCAGTTCCACTTTGAATTGAACCACTAACAACATTAAAGACACGACCACCAGCTCCTGTTGTTGGATTAGTAGTTGAATCACTATCGTCAATTAATTTTATAAATCCAGTATCATTCCCTGTTACATTTGAACTTCCACTTAACCAAAGTTCCCAATTACCTGGGTCAATCTTTTCTCTCATACGAGCTCTTCGTAAAGATATAGCGTAAAAATGTTCGGATGTTTTACTTCCAGCATATGTAAATTTCTCTACATTAGGTCCCAACAATAGATTGATAAGTTGTGAGTGAATAGCAGCTGAAGCTCTGTTACCAGTTGCTGATCCTCGTGTTCCTTTTGAACCACTACCGTTTCTATGTCCGTATGTTATTGAATATTGAATTTCTGCTTCACTATCTGATGCAGGATCCGTCTTGTAAACATCATAAAAATATAATCCCGTACTTGAACTTTGTGCAGACTGAGTGTATGCTGCAGTTAATGTGTTTGCTCCTGTACTCCAAATACCTGATGAAATTACACTTTTAATGTTTTTTACTACATCGTTTTCCGTATCAAAAAGTTTAAATGCTCCTGATAAAGCCATTGTTATCTCCTTATAAAATTCTCATTATAATGAACTTGTTCCAGATCCTGGGCTACCCAATTGTGTCTTATTTACAGAAACCGTAATTGATGTTGTAGCTCCAGTTTGATTACCTACAATAGTAAGTTGTGTAGATTTTTGAGCTGGACTTGTAAATACTTGTGGGATGACCTTTACGGATAATCCAGGTACATTCTGACTATCATTTAATTCTTCATCACTTAAAGTAACAGGAATTAATGGTGCTGATGGACTTGGTGCTGCTTGATTAGTTGCTAATGTTGCAACTGCAGTATTATGTATGATAAAAGTATACCCTTGTTCTGCGTCTGTTGAATTCTGAGTTCCTGGTGCTATTATTTCAGCCCCTTGATTTCCAGAAGAAAAAGTTATTGTAGATGCTGCTACAGAAACAATTGGCAACCTTGAAGTATTTTTCGGTAACGATACAAGTTTATATTTCATAACTTGTGTTTCGTCAGGTACAGGTTCTAATAGAGGCATATTTTCAATAACTGCTCCATAATAATTAGTTCCATTTGGATGGGCTGTATCCCATAGACGATAATCTACTTCATCATCTGCTAGTGCGAATTTTGTTACTGCGAATTCGTTTCTACCACGAGCCAATAGTTCTCTACCACGCTTGGTAAGAATAGCATCTATCGTAATAGTTGTGTTATTAAGAAATCCCATTTTTATCTCCTAAATATAGATTTTTTTTGTTTTTTAAACGGAGTTTAAAATAATAGTGAATAAAACTTTCTCACTTATAAATATATCAAACTCTAATTTTTCGTAGTTTTACTTAACTTTAAGCTTAGATTCTCCAGGTTCTGATGTTACTAATGTAGTTGGTGAAGTTACGGTTATGGAAACTGGAGGTTCTTTATCCAAAGTAGTCTTAATTGTCTGTAAACTTCCAAGATATGCCAATCTAAAAAATGCATTATCGTGTCCAACACTCTGTATATCACTTCTTACCAATGACCGAGAAACATAATTTACTTTTTCTGTATCCCAAGTGTATCCGTGATCAAGGAAAGATGCCTTTGATGATGAGTAAAAGAATCTATACTCGTAATTATGATCAGACACTACTGATGAAGTTATATTTGGTTGCATCACTTCTCTAAACACATATTCTGGACCACCTATTGTGATATCAACTTTACCCCATTTTTCTTTACCACTGCCCCATCCATCAAATGACGAAGAAAGAGAGTATAATGAACTTTCACCAAATGAAGAAGTAGTTGAGCCTTCATAAGTATCGTAAGAACCAGTTACAACCAATGATGCAAGTGCACTTCCAGTTACATTTTGGTAAGTTGGATATGATCCAGTCATCTGTGGTGATAAACCACTTACTACAGAGCCTGATGTGTATGTAGGATAATTGGCAGAAGAAGAATATTTCATCTCCACGGCCCCTTCAACTACTACATCTTCAAAATTAGGTTCTCTACCTACAACTTCCTTTTTTCTTTCAAGAATATTTGGTTCAATCAATAATCCAAGACTTGCATTTGCACGTGCTGGTACAAATGACCTAAGTTGGTCAAAAAGAGAAGTATCATAATATCGTATTAATCTAATATAATCCCAAAAATTATTTGGTGATGTATATTTTTGCCAATAAGTTGTTGCAATATTTTCTAAAGTTCTATATCTAAGTTTATATTGGTCTCGTGGATCTCCAATATATTGATCAAAATCTAAATTTGCTACAGAACGGATGATATCTTCATTAATAACATCTGCAGGTGAAAAGAAAATACCAAGTTTATTACTATCCAATGGAGCGGTATCATAAGCACTAACTTCACTTCTTTGGTTATAACTAAGTGGACCATATACCAATCTACTACTCTCTAATCTAATTTTATTTGATACTCGTCTGTTAGGTCCTATATTAGGAATTCTCATTTGTTCTTTATCTATGACAGTACGAAAATGTGGTGAAATACCTGATGTATATCCTTGTGCACTTCCTGTCTGTATATAAGATTGGTCTGCACTTGTATCACGAATATCCCCATCACTATTTAATGCTTTATTATCATCAAATGAATATCTTAATACCAAATCTGTCCAAGATGCTGATGCGTGGTTTCCATCAAATGCCTTTGGTGCCCTTACATGATTATTAAAAGACGATTCTGATAACGCTGTATTCCAATAACGAAACTCCATAAGAGAACCACTAAATTGAGTTCCAAATACATTTGAATCTCCCTTACCACCAATATATGCGGTTTCATCTCCCACAAATGAACTGTTCCAAGATGAACTTGTGGCCCCATGAATAGACATAGTTGTATAAGAAGAAAGATATATTTTTTCTCTACCCTCATCATATTTTTTAACATATAATCTATAATCAATTACTTGTGAAGTTGTATCTGCCGTTAATTGTGCTCCACTTGCAGATACACGAGTCAACATAACAGACCAAAATTCTCCATCCCATATTGGTAACAAAGATGATGACATTTCTGCATTACCTTTATTTGCAGTTGAACCAGCAAGTCTGAATGCTACTGTTCCATAAGTATCACTTGCTGTTGCATCATCTTTTAATGTTATTGCAAATCCACCTGCATTTGTTCCAGCTTGAAATATGGTTTGATGAGAACCACTTGGACTTGGTGATCTAAATCTGAATTCTATCGTATCGGGTTTTCTACTGGTATTAGAATCATTTACCCAAGTACTTTTAATATATTGCTGACCTTTAAGTTCTAACGCCTTAGTAAAATTTCTATCTACAAAATATGATGGTTGTGCATCTGGTGCTGGATCTGGCCCTCCATACTCTTTAACTCTTAATATAGTAGATGGAATACCATAACAATTTATCAATCCTTTAAAAGACCTTAAAGTTCCCCTTGTCTTTAAAAAGAATGGCATATTGTTTATCATTCTTTTCCATATTTCTCTTGAAATATCTCTCTGTGCTACCGTTGATGCCTCAGAAAATGTACTTGGATTTGAACCAGTTGCTTCTTGTCCAAGATAATATTCTGGTAAATCTATTAAATCCTGTCCATCATTCAAATAAAATCCCAAAGAACGACCAACAGCATAAATTAAATCTCTTGACATTCCCTCATTTAAAGGCTGTCGTCTATCATATATCTGTGGAATTTCGTTTATGTATGTCCATATACCATCAAAATGTTCACCTGCCATATTAAAGAAAGTATGCATTGGTAAATTACGAGAATCATTTATTACATGGTCTGGTAAATTAGACAATAATCTATTTCTATTTTTCCTATCATATAAAGATGCTGATGTTATTTGCTCACTATACCAATTTACAGCCTTAGATTCACTAACCGAATATAAAACATAAGGATCTAAAGTTGTTCCCGCACCACTTTTCTTTGGCCATGCATTGTCATGAAATTCACCAATAGAACTTGATATATATGATGATGATTTGAAATACATATAGCTTTCAAATGGTGTGAATTCATTTTTTATCTTTTTAACTTTTGTTTGTAAACTTGAAGTATATTGATTAGTTTCTGTACCAGTGATACCAGTTAATGAATTACTTTGACTTGTAAATAACTCTATTCTCTGTAATTTAACTTTAAAATTTTCAAGTCTATCTTCAATAGAACCAAACTGATTAAAGTTGTCCCACCTTCTATAGTCCACACCAGTAAGTTCTATACTTTCAAGAAAACTACCACTTACAATTTCATTTTCAATTGCCTCTCTAATATTTGTATCACTTGAAACTAATTCATCATAACTTTTAAATTTAGTATCTCGTGCATTAAAATATGAATCACCACCATGTGATTTAGTATCCCACTTTGGATTTCTCAATACTACAGCATCTATATCTTCTTCTACATAGTCTATTAATTGTACATTTTCCGTATAAGATGGAGCCATTTCTCTTACAACATATACGAAATCCTTTTCAGAAATATTAGCTGGTAATGGTTCATATAATTTATAAACTATTGAATGTGGATAGTCACTATACTTATTTTTATCCTTTGAATAATTTACAGTAAGACTTGACTGATCTCCATCAAAAACAAGATGAGTATATAAATCTTTATTATTTTTTGTATAAATAACTTCCCATTCTGGATAAGAATATTCATAATCAGATACATTTCCAATTTTTTCTGCCATTGATGCAAGACTCTCATCAACATTAATTCTTGTAGGACTTGAAACATCAGTAATCTTTCCGTAATAATCTTCATGAATTGGTAATTCATAATCACCAGCATCCAAATATCTTGTCTCTTGAGATCCAAAATTAATCCATGCTCCAGGTGGATCCTTATATACCCAAAGATTTCCATCTTCATCAACTATTTGTTGTCCTACAAATTCAGGAGGTATTGGTAGTCCATTTTCATCAAACCCATCTCCTGTATTATCAGAACGATTTGTTTCTCTTGCCCCTTCTATATCAAACCCAAGTAAAGCCAGTATAGATGCCCAATGTGGACCCCAAGTATTTAGTTGATCTGGAGTTAAATTTTTTGTTGCGGCTGAGGCTGCATCTGGATCCCCTTCTCGTCTTTTTCGTAACATTAAAACAGCACCACCTATTACTGCAGCTGCTAATGCTCCGAGTGCTAATGCTGGTAGTAACCCTTTTAACTTGTCAAATAAATCACCTAAACTTGGAAGATTAAATGTCTTTTTGGGTTTCTCTGGTACTGAAGCTGTAGGACCAGATTGACCACTTCCTACTGATGAAGCTCCACCTTCTACTTCTTCTCCTTCTCCACAAGCTCCCATCATTGGTATCATGGTATCTTCTCTACCACCCCAATATAATGCTCTATGTTTATATCTTTTCATTACATTCCAATCCCAAAGTTGGCCGTAATATTTAAATTACCATTCATTATAATAGTTCTCGGATTAGTAGTGATAAATGGATTATCATCTGTCCATCCTATAAATTCTGTTGTGGTTTCAAATCCTGAAGCTGGTATCCAAATTGCTTGTATTTGAACTGAAGTACCCGCTGGAACAGTTTTGGAATTGAGTTCTTGACCATCTATCAAAAAACTATATGAACCAATATCACCACCGAATATTTGCCCTTGCAAAGTTATTGTTTTCATTTGTGCGCCTGTTGGAGCAAATTGGGCAACTATTGTTCCATTGCCACCAATTGTAAGATTAGACTCAGAAGATTCTGGACTACTAAATGTATTTGCATTACTTGTACTATTCCACCCTACAAAATTATATCCGTTGTTTGCAGTGGCTTTTACAAAAATTACATCCCCGTCATTATATGTTGCAGAATTCTCTGTTGGGGTTGTTATAGTTCCACCCGTATCTGCGGTCAATACAATATCCCAAGGACCAGGTGGTGGTGGTGGTGGAACTGGATCAACAAATACATTATCTACAATTGAATAAGTTAAAGTATTAGGATTAGTAATTCCATTTGGTCCAGTCAAATTTATAGATGGTCCAGTTGGGATGTCCGATACTAGCGAAGTAGGTAAATTGGGTAAATTTACTAATACCTCATCGGTATAATCCCATTGTCCAGTAATCATGGCTAAGGTTTTCCGTTCATTATTACTACTTGTTAGTCTCTTATGTCCACTTTGAATATAATAAGTTCCTCCTCCCACATCGACAGTAACCAATCTTCCATCATATGGGCTCGTTGGTGGTTGTACTTCTGGTATTATTTCATCTGAATTTGCTTCTACAATTCTTAAATCATCAAAAGTAGCCGTTTCAGTAAAATTTGGGCTATTAATTACCAATGTAACTGGCATATTTCCAGTCATAGTATAATTATGATAAGCTTGTGGTCCTGAAAATTCCTTATGACCACAACCAAAGTCCCAATAGTAAGAAAGCCAAGAAGGTGCAGTATTTCCATTCTCTGTTACTGCCGTGAAAACAATTGTGTTATTCACTATTCCAGGTGAGTTCGTATGTGAACATACTATCTCTATTTTTGGTATTGCTTCCTCTAAAGACCAATCTGGATTTTCAGTAGAACTTCTACCAGTTTCATATCCAGTTATATACGCATTTTTAACACGAAGTAACCCACCTAAATATTTTCCATCAAATCCTTTATCTTGTGGATCTTTTTGATCAAATTGAAAAACTGAACCATCTGGATCGGAAAATCTTCCCATTCCATATAATCCACCTCCAGACATTATATCACCAAATCCCTTTAGTGGTGTATAAATTCCAGATAAGTTTGATAAACTATCAAATTCTTTATAATATTTATCCAATTTTATTTCTTGTGGTGCAAGTCTAACTTCTTTTCTATCACCTGATATTTCATCAATAAAAAATTTATATTCTTTTACTTCAAGTTCTGTTGGTCTTGTCCCATCTGTTGGTGGGTTGTTACCATCATAAACATTACCATTCATATCAACATGAAATTCCCCCATAGGTACACCAGTTAGTTTTGGATTACCACTATGGACTATACCACCCTCACCATCTACAGTTTTGGTCAATATAACTTCATCTGCACCTGCTAACCTTCTATAAAAAAAATATTTTACTTTATAATCACCACGAGTAAAACCAGCCTTTCTTAAATCATTACCAGGTTTTAATTTTAAATTACTACCATCATTTTCAAAATCTTCACTTACACCTGATTTGAGATAAGTTTCATTCATATCATAGATACAAAACTTTACAAAATCTTCTATATGATTGCCAAATGTAGGAAAAAGATGACCATTTTCTCCTAATAAAGTCAATCCCTCTTTTTTAAGAAGTTTATAATCTTTCTCATTAAATTTTGTTAATTCACGTGACATTTTATATAAGTTCCTTTATCTCTCTATCCAAAACCTTATCTCGTATATCACCATCATGATATGTAGGTGATAACTTATTTATGACAATAGATTGGTTAGGTCTTTCATAATTCAATCCCGTCTCTGGATTTTCAAATGCTAAAAACATTCCCCCCTCGTTTCTTAAAGGTAAGTCTGGTTGTAATTTTATCTTTCCAAGATTCTCATCAACAACTTCAACTGCATCTTGTAAATCTATAGCATGTTGTAATTTATTCTGATACTGAACTCTATCCTGTTCATTTAATTTTTGCCAAAACTCGTTTTTCTGTAATTCCTCTTTGGTATATGGCATTTTTTATCTCACCACTTTAAATGAATGTTTCTCATCAAAATATTGAACTGTTTCATCTGCAGTCCCACTTCCACTTACAATTTTATATTGTATTCTATAAAATCTTTCTGCCTGTAATCCATTCATCCAAAGATTAAAATAATTTCCTGTTGAATCACAACTTACTACCGAACCACTCCCAAAAGGTATTATAATATCCTCTGTGTAAGCATCATAAATTGAATAATATGTACTTCCGCTAGGTAAATATTTTGATGTTGTATATCCAGTACTATATTGTCCAGATGAATATGACCGTTCAGGAAACATTTCTCTACCAACAAGTCTAAACTTTACTTTAGAATTTTCTTTATATTTAGGTCTTAATCCTTTCATATAAATAGTCATATCTTCCATGTTAGCAGATGAAAGTGCAGATAGAGAACCAGTAGCCCAAGTAGAATCATCCCATAAAACTTCCAATTTAGGTGGATATACTGTATGAGTTTCTCGTGAAAAGAAACTAAAATGTCCATATCGTGTAGTATTTCCTTCTTCAACATTTGAATTATCATTACCCATACTACCACTTCTCTTCAACATAAATCCTTCATTTGAATAATTAGAACCACTATAAATCCAATTCTTTACTATTCCCGTTACATCCATTCTAACATCTTTTGCCTCGTTGGTAAAAGATTGGGAGGCCTCTAAACTATATTGACCCGTTGAACCACTATACCAAGTTCCACCAGATCCAGTTACTTGGGCCCAATAGGTTTTTGTATTTTCATTATCTGACCATCTCCAAGTAGCCCCATCAGATATTGTAGGATCAGAATCACTTTTTCCTGAACCATTCGTCCAAGATTGACTCACGGGATAAGCATATAATTTTTGTGATACATTTAATTCTGATGAGTTAGCATCATATAAATTTAAATAAAAAGTAGGATTACTTATAAGACCGCTAGCCATAGACTTAGAAATATAAGACAAATCAAACTTTACAAGTGCACGAGAAACATTAATCACCGAACCATCGTCATTCATATCCTTTCGTACTTCTAATATTTCATCCAATCCAGCATTTCTACTTTGACTCTTTTCATATAAAGTTGTGTCTTGGGTTGGAAATTCAAAATAATGCATTTACTTTCTCCCTTTAATATGATATACCGTGAGAATCACCAACAGACCTACCCTCTATATCTGAATTTGGATATTTTAATTCAAATATAGATGGATCCAATGAAGGATATATAATTCCATCTTTTGTTGCGTAATTTACATCATATACATTTCCAGAATATCCATCTGCCTTTCTCCACTTGTTAGTGATTAACAATGGTAATTTATTAGGATTATCTTCAGTTGGTGGTACTATTGCACCAATACCATCCACTTGTGAAATAACTTGTGCTAACTCCGCAACTACAATTGGTTGATTAATTTGCCATTTGTCTATACGAAAATATTCTTTAATAGCCTGTATTGCTTTTAGAGTTATTTCACTTTTATTAAATCCTCTTCTTGCAATAAATGTAAATTTAACACCCACATTAATAATCCAAGCGTTTTTAATATTAACAGCATCTGTTACTATTCTATACTGACTAAGATATTGTTTTAAATTTTGTTTAATTGCTGTATTCAACGGTGTAAGTTTTTTATTAGCGTCATACCCAAGTGTATATAAATTTAATGCCATAGGATTATCTAACTTAGTCTTAGATGTAACAAGGTCTTTTGCCCTAAGTTGGTCTATATTTCGTTCATCTATAAATAAACCAGATCCAGGAGATGTTTCTAATTGCATATTTGGAATATTAAGTTGGTCATCTGGTACAATATATGCTTTTGCAATAGCTCCGTATTTACTACCCATTGCATAAGTTCTTGTAATATAATCCTCTTTTGTTACCGTTCTACCTTGTGCCTGAAAATATGCTAAAGCATTCATCTTTATTTCTTCAGCACTTTCTGAAGATTTTCCACCAGTTGCTGGATATGGATTAGTTACTCCTACAGAATTTTTAGTACTTGTTACCAAAGCAGTATCAAGACCCGTTTCATCAAGTGTAAAAGAAATATCATCTATCTGTGTTATTGTATTTGCAGGTACATTATCACCTATCCCACCACCGTGTGCATACTTAACAGTTAATTGAGTATTTGTTGGTGCCTGGCCATACGCTTCTGTTTTAAGAAAGTTAGCAGGATCAAAATATGTATCAAGTTTAGACGGGCTACCTGGTAAAGAAGAACCAACTGAACTTGGGTTTGGTACTATTTCTTCATCGGGACTATCTGATATACCAGCACCAAATCTAAGTTCCGTACTATTATCTTGTAAAATATAAGTAATAAATCTTCTTGGTGTCTTTTTTAATTTTAAAAGATATGGTGCAGTATCATTATACTGAACTAAATCTGGATCATTTGCTGAAGTATTTTCTACATCTATAAATGTTGTATCTTGTGCCAAATATGGAACTTCGTACCATTTATTACTATCACTATCCGTAACTGAAGTTATCTCTATAATATCTTTTTCCTGTAACTTTATTCGTGGATATGATTCTGCCGAACCAAAGGTGAAATATTCTGTTTTAATAGTTCCACTTGCCACCTTTACAGATTTTTTTAACAAATAAAATGATGGTAAATTATTTGTACCATCAACTTCAAATACATCTATCTCTAATGGATCAAACGAACTTGAAAATTTAAAATTACAATCTTCTAAAGTTCTAAACTTTGTACCATTTCTTGCACTTATTAATGTCCCCTCATTAATAGTCAAAGCATAATCCATATTTGGTTTTACTGCCGTGCCCGTTCCTGTAGCAGGTACAGTCTGAAAAACATCCACGGTTGCAAAAGCTGGTTTTGATATTAATGGTTTATATCCATAAACCTGTGCCATTTCAAAAATTGTCTGTCTATCATCTGCATAAGCCAATAACATTTCTTTAAATTGACTATCAACATAATAAGAAAGAACATCTCCAACATATGATGCCATTTCTATAAACATCATACCAGGTGATGCTTCATTAAAATCATTATATGTGTTAGGATAATAAGTTTTTGCAAACTCTATTAGACTTTCTCTAAAAGCACCAAAATCTTTATTTAAATATCTTACATCCTTTTGGACTCTACCTGCCATTTTCTTTCTCCATTAATTATGTACCTGTTTGGAAACTTAAAGTTATACTATCATAAACAGTAGGACTCATTTTAAGTGCAAATTGAATATTTATATTTAGCTGATTAGGTTCAATCTCATCTTGATTTACTTTCAATTTTTTTACTAATACATGAGGCAACCATTCTAACATTGATTCCCCTATACTTTCCTCAACTTGATTAATCAATTCTTCACTCATAGGCTCAAATAACACTTTCATTAATCCACAACCGAAAGTTGGCTGTCCAACTCGTTCACCTTTATTTGTTAAAAGTAAATTTCTAATGTTACTTCCTGTCTGTGAAAGTGTATTTTTTGAACCAGGAAAAAATCCATCATTGTGATCCCATGCAAGTGGTAACTTTAATCCAATCTTAACATTTGGATCCAAATCTAATTCCAATGTACTTCTTGGTCTATTTCTTCTCTTTATATTTCCTATTGGACTCAAAGTCTAACTCCACTATGGACGAAAATTCGTCCCACTTTTTTTCTGGTCTATTGCCTTCATAACAGCTGAATAATCCTTTGTCAAAGCATTTTGAACATGGTCAGGAACTTGGTCAACATTCACACCAGCTTTCTTAATAGAATCTACTGCTGCTATTTCTCGTTTCTTTTCCTTTACGGTTTCTGTATCACCTAATCCAGCTTCTCTTGCAAGAATTTCATTCATCTTACTACTATCAAAGACTCCACCACCCATAGTTTCATATCCACCTTCACCTTGTGGAACTCCACCAACGGTTTCATTCAGAACTTTATTAAGTGCCTCGTTTGATGTATAGTTTACTTCCTTTTTAGGTTTTTGTACCTTTGGCTGTTGTACTTTTTTTGTTGGTTGAACAGAAACTAATTCAGTAAGTGAAGATGAATCGTTATCTTTAATAAATATCTCATTCATCTGTTTTTTAACTTCCTTACGGACTACAGTTTCTATTATCTTTATTAGTTCTTGTTTTTTCATTATGAACTCCTATCCTTTATTTAATATAAATATTTAATTTTTAATTAACCCTTTACTGAGGCCACCCAAGTTGGTTGAACTACTTTAAATCCAGAGTTATTATGCCAAAATTCAACAGAGTCATCATTTGATTCTTCCATTTCTTCTGCGTGTGTTTCATCAGACTTTATTACTATCACTTGATTAGACCGAATTTTTTGAATTTGTTTTGATTCTATATGTAATATTGCGCAATAACCATTATTAGAAGTTATAATTTTATCTCCATCAAAAATTTGGTTACCGCCTTTCATCGGTTCATTATTAAAATTATTCTCCTCACTCGTAAGTCGTACATCACCTTCTACCCTTTGAGCTACTGCTACCTTTTTTGCCATTTTATTTTCCTAATTTATATTGGTTCAATGATTCTACTCTCACTTGACATTTTAAAATTATTTGATGTCGGTTCTCTATCACTCTCTTTAAAAATTATTTTCTGATGAGCCTTTAATTTTATTTTACTACCATTGTTAAATTGTAATCCCGCTACACCATCATCCGTTGGATCATCACTTTTAAAAGATTCCTCAATACCCTTTGAAATATCATATGTTTCAATTACATCACCATACTCAACTGACATTCCTGCTGCGGCTGGACTTGAATTTATAAATACTTTATTTGTTATATTTATTATTTTTGCTATTGCCATAATAATATCCTATAGTATTGGCATGGCTGTTACTGGAGATCCAGCAGCCCCAGATAAAATTACTGTTCCTGTAAAAAGTACAGACTTAAAGGAAGTATAAATCACATTAGCCATTGTATCCATACATTGTTCTATACTACCACCACCCATTCCTACTGCAGTTACAGGTGCAAATATTGGTGGAACAGTCATAATACAAACCCCAATACCACTATTAGTACCCGTAACGAATGTAGTAAAAGAAGTCGCAACATATGTTACAATTGCCGTTGCAATTACTGACATAGCAGGATCTTGTAAATTATAACTTGACATTATTCCACTTTGTAATGCTGGTTGTCCAACTTGTGCAGTTTTTATACTTGAATTGGCCGCGGCAGGTAACTGTGCATCTGAAGCAAAACTCACTATTGCCTTTGACATTCCTTTTGCTGAATTCAAGGAAGTGTCACCATCATCTCGTGTTTTGTTATAATTTTTAACTAACTCATTTTTTAATTTAGATTTACTAAGCATATTTTTTCCTAAATACTCGGAATTTCATCATCTTCTGGTTTCATTAATAAATCACACAATCGTGCTCTTATTGTTTCTACTCCAGCTTTCCACGCTTCAATAGCTGGTGTATTTGCAGGTCCTCCACTAATTGGTCCACTTGGACCTGCCCCTGTTGGAATAGCTGCCAAATTTAATATTGTTTCACCCAACTCTACAAATGAATTACAAATAGAATCTAATATATTTGTAAGTTCTTCTCCATATACAAGATGCTGTTGTCCCATATCTTCTCTACCAAACACATATCCTGTCACACCTTGTGCCTTACCACCCACTCTCAAAAATGAACCTTGATTATCTTTTATTCCTGCACAATCATCAAGATGTAATATTGCCCCTTTACATGCAGTTATATTTGCATAATCAGCCAAAGTTAATATAGATGGACACGGACTTGATAAAACAGCACGATCACTTCCAACATTTAATCCAGCATTAGTTGGACTTGTCATAATCAAATTAGAATCAGACATTGAAAATGTACTACCAGGACCTCCAGGACCACCACCTACATTCATATCAAATCCTTCATCAGCATCAACACTAAATGATTTTTGAGTAGAAAACCCAATACCACTTTTTGCAAATCCAAGTATTCTATCATCTTTTGCATTAAAAGTAATTCTATCTGTATTTAAAACTATTTGTTTACCACCATCTTTTGGTTGTTTATCCTCTTGTTTGGCAGTCATAAAATCATGGTTTTTTGCATTTGTTCCTTCAATATTAAGCTTAACCGACTGATCTGTTGTTATCCAAATACTTGAACCATCTGCATTTATATCTTCTTTAACTGGTTTAAAAGGTGATTTTTTTAATTCTTCCAAATATTCAGTCTTATCAAATAATTCTGCATCTGTTAATTGTCCTGCCCTAATTAAAATATTTGGAGAATGTTGTGTACTCTCTGAATCTTCATGTGAGTCTGGTACGATATTACTACCAAATCTTATAGAATTTCCCCACCTACCTTGAATAATATTATCACCTTGATATGGCCATAATCTTTTAATAAGTAATCCATATTCACCAGGATCAAAATTTTCAAATATCCCATCCACATCAGTTAATTCACTTGGTCGTCCACCAGATTGTCCTGGACTTGGATTCCAATTAACCACCCCATTAGTTTTATTTAAAATATTTGTCCAGTATGATTGTCCAAGATATTCAACAACAACTACAATTTCACCCCTAATTGGATATGTATGTGCCAAATGTTCAAGTGGTTGAATTGGACGTAAATTATCTATATTTTTATCTTTTTCTGATACTATTTTTCTTGCTATAATACTACCAAGAAATCCCCAATTTTTTTCACCAGTTTCTTCTATATCTGGAAGTTGTTCTTCAGTTCTATAAACTTCTATTACTTCTGCAAGCTCTAATTCATAAAATTTATTACCATCAGGATTCTGTTGTTTATTCTTTATTTCCTTACGAACCCATGATTTTGTAGCTAATCCACCAGCAGTTCTTTCTGATGAACCCTTTCTAACTCCAGCTGAAGATGCTTCTTTTGTGGAATATGCCATTAATTATCCTTGGATGTTTGAATATCATCTGTAATTTCATCTGATTTTTTCTGAATGTCTACAACCACATCATCTATACTTTTGAGTAGTTGTTCTTTTTCTTTTTCTGATAAACCGAATTCTGCTTCTGATCCACCCTTGGCCTCAGCAGAAATTAATCTCTGAACTACAGTTGCCAACTTAATTAGTTGTTCATCATTCTTTACATTTATTTCTAAATACTCCTTTATCATAGGAATAAGTTGAATTGCCATATCACCGTCCTTGATAAAACTCGTAAGTTCTTTGACCAATAATTCTAATTGTACTTTATTATGTTTAGAATTATCATAAATGTCTTGAAATAATGATGATAACGATTTACCCTTAAATAATTCGTAATCTTGTCCCATTTTATTTTCCTTGTATTGTATTAAAAATAGATGTTATAACTCATAAATAAATATAAAATAACTCAAAAATTGATGCATATATATTGCTTTTAGAAAAATTGTATATATTATATTTATTTATGTCGGAAGATATTCCGACAACAGAAAACGGAAGTTAAGAATCCCTTTTTTGTTAAATGATAAGAAAAATAAACGGGAGATAAACAATGAAGGAAGTCATCTCATTGGTCAAAGGTTGGA